CTCTTATGTCAATGGATCTCAAGTACCCAAAGCCCATGGCCGCATATGGCCGTTGAGGATGCAGCTAATAAAGATTTAAAAATGTCACCCGGGCCCCTTACTATTTTTGCTTTTGACGTGGCACCGAGTCGCAGAGACGGTTCTCTCTGCATGGGCCAAGTACTCGAGTCCGGGAAAATCGGCGTAGCTGTATTAGAGATCTTTCATAGTGACGTCTCTATAGATGAGCTCTTTGTAGCTAACGCCATCGCCAAGTGGGCCAAGATTTACTATCCTCGCATGGTCTGTTATGACAAATACACGACCGCCTCTATCGCTAAACGCCTTGAGGCTAATGGAATACAGATTACCGATATCTCAGGCCAAAAGGGGTATCAGGCATCCGGGGATTTATATGAAGCTCTTGCTAATTCTCGTCTCGTGCACTCGGGCCAAGATGAGCTCGTTAGCCATATGCAAAATTGTGCAGCTAAAGAGTCGGATGCAAGCTGGAGATTAGTCCGGCGTAAATCAGCCGGCCCTATAGATATAGCTATCAATCTAAGTTTTATCGTCCATATCCTTACGCAGCCAATGGGTGAGGCTAAAGTTTACAGTTAGAGACACGCCGAGAGAGATCTGATTTTGTGCTTGACTTTTGGAGAAAATCCCCTCCATGGGATTACTACAAACTCTAGGTATTAAGTCAGCTGAAAAGCCAACTATCGAGGCTCAGTACGCACCTGCCGTAATGACTACTAATTACGGCTACGGATCTTTTAATACCGGCAATACATACGGTGTTAATTCAAGTGGTATAGATCGTAATTTTGCTTTACAGGTTGCATCTGTTAGCCGTTGTCGTAATTTAATTGCCGGAGTTATATCAGGTATCGATTTAGCACTCTACAAAAAATCTACTGGAGAAAAATTAGGCTCGCCTATATGGCTAGAGCAACCTGATATGCGGCAGCCTCGTAGCGTTACTATTGCTTCGACTGTTGATAGTTTAATATTTTACGGATGCGCTTACTGGCGCGTTACATCTTTGTATGCAGATGATGGACGACCTAGCGGCTTTGAGTGGGTAGCTAATAATCGCGTTACCTTTACAACAAATAAATACGGTACAGAGATAGAGGATTATTTTGTCGATGGTATTAAAGTACCAATGGGCGGCATCGGATCTCTTGTAACTTTTCAGGGACTCTTGCCATCTGTACTCGATACCGCTGGTACAACAATAAAGGCCGCCTACGATATAAAAAGCAAGCGCTGTAAGTGCTAATACACCAATGGCTACAACAGTATTAAAAAATAACGGCGCAGATCTACCCGAGGCGCAGGTACAAGGTCTACTAGCATCATGGAAAGCATCACGGCAATCACGTAGTACCGCTTATTTAACTAGCACTCTTAGCGTGGAAAATATTGGCTTCAGTCCTAAAGACATGATGTATAACGAAGCATCTCAGTACTTAGCAACAGAGATAGCTCGCGCTATGAACGTACCGGCTTATTACATCTCTGCCGATATGAATAACAGCATGACATACCAAAATATTATTGACGGTCGTAGAGAGTTTATGGCGTACTCATTACAGCCATACATATGTGCTATTGAGGATCGTTTATCTATGAACGACATAACTAACTCCGCTAATCAAGTTCGCTTTGCTGTTGATGACTCTTTCTTACGCGCCGATGCTATGGAGCGTTTAGATATTATTGAAAAAATGCTTGCTTTAGATTTAATTGATGTAAACCAAGCTCGACAAATGGAGCAACTCACACCGCTAGGAGATCCAAGTGCTACTAACGTTTAGTCAAGAGATACAAGCTGCCGATATAGAGCGCCGGATCGTATCAGGCCTTATAGCGCCGTATAACGAGATCGGCCATACAAGCGCCGGCCCAATTATGTTTGAGCGCGGCTCACTCACTTATGCAGATGCAACAAAAATTAAATTACTCATGCAGCACCAACAGGATAAGCCTGTAGGTCGCGCAATCTCTTTTAGTGACTCAACCGAGGGTGTGTACGGATCTTTTAAGTTATCGAGCAGCACTCGAGGACAAGATGCGCTCGTATTAGCTCAGGAAAACCTAGTAAGCGGCTTATCCGTAGGGGTCGATGTTACGGCCTCTAAGCCGATGGGTGATTACCTGTTAGTTACGGCGGCTGTCCTCAAAGAGGTAAGCCTCGTAGAGAGCGCTGCCTTTTCTAGCGCCTCCGTTACTGATATTGCAGCCGCGCGAGCAGAGCTCGAAGCAGCTACAAGCACAAAAGAAAAAACAACAACGATAAATACGACAATCGTAGAGATCGAAACCGAAACCGAAAGCGAGGAAGCTGTGACTACAGCCCCTGAAAATACACCGGATGAAACTCCGGCTGAAGTATCTGCCGAGGCTGCACCTGTTGAAGCAGCTCGCAAGATTATCCGTCCATCTGTACTCGACTCTCAAAGAGTACGTACACCAATTACATCTATGGGTGCTTACACAGAGCATAAGATCAAAGCGGCACTCGGTAACGAGGACTCAAAGCTCTATGTAACAGCTGCCGATGACAGCTTCTCTACTAACCCTGCATTTAATCCGACTCAGTACCTTTCAGAGTTTCCAACTAATACACGTTTTGGTACACCAGCTATCGATGCTTGCTCACGCGGTACCTTGCCAGCTAGTGGTATGACAATTAACGTACCGTCTCTTGTTACATCTGCCGGAGGTCAATCAGGCGTAGCACCTGTTGTAACAGTTGAGGCTGAAGCCGGAGCTGTACAAAATACAGGTATGGTTACAGAATATTTAACTGGCACAATTAACAAGTACTCAGGTATGAATACGCTCAGCGTAGAATTACTAGAGCGCTCAGATCCTAATTTTTATGCAGAGCTAACTACTCAGCTACAAAATGCTTATCTTAAGACACTAGATACAACTGTCCTAGCGGCTCTAATTACAGCCGGCACCGTTGCTACAACGGCTCAGGCTGCTACATCTGCCGGAATTATTGGTTACACATCTGAAGCTGCTCGCCTTGTTTATGAAGCTACAGGTTATTTTGCTAATAACTACATCGCTAATGGAAGCCAATGGCAATTATTGCTCGGCGCCTCGGATACCACCGGGAGACCAATTTATTCGGCCAGTCAGCCGATGAACGCGGCAGGGCTTACTCAGCCGGGATCAATCCGAGGTAACGTCCTTGGCCTAGATCTTTATGTTGATAAGAACTTTGCAGCTACTACAACAGTCGATGACTCAGCCATTATTTTGGCACCTGAGGCCTTTACTGTTTACCAGTCACCAACAGCTTATATGTCTGTAAATGTTGTAAGCAACCTACAGGTACAGGTAGCGATCTATGGCTACATGGCAACTATTGCCAAGATGCCTAAGGGAATTATCCGCTACAACTTCACCTAAGCAATAACCCTAATAGTCGGTAGGGCTCTTAGCCCTTTGAGCCCTACCGGCCCTATTAAGTAAAGGAGTAAACAAGTGCCAGCTACATACGTCACCGAGGCAGAGCTCAGAGCTAACCTAGGCATTGAAAATCTGTATAGCTCAGATATCGTAGAGACGTGTTGTCAGGCTGCCCAAGATTTACTTAACCAATTTTTATGGTTTGACTCTGCACCTGTCGTAGGTACAGCGCTACAAAATAACGTAGCTACAGTTATGGTTGCTAACTCGGCGATCTTTAGCACAGGCCAGTCTGTAACCTTGAGTGGATGCGGCTCAACCTTTAACGGCACTTACACAATTACCGGCACTATCCCATGGACAGCCGGGACAGCTACTCAGTTTCCATCCATCGCTTTTAATTCTTTTGCTTTTACTTTTGCTGGCTACAGTTTTATACAGTTTGCCAAGGTAGCGGCTAACGCTAATTTTACGCGAGTACTCCCCTATGGCTCAGCTGTCGGAGCAGACACAAAGACAAACACTTACGCTACTACCCCGGCTGTACGCGAGGCCGCCATGATCTTAGCCGTAGATATCTTTCAAGCGCGCCAAGTCTCACAGACAGGCGGCGTAACGATAGATGGCTTTAGTCCTAGCCCTTACCGTATGGGTAACTCTATGATCGGCAAGATCCGAGGCCTTATTGCCGGGTATGCAAGCCCGAATACGATGGTCGGATAATGCCAGCCCCAATTACAACGCTACGTGCATCACTAGCTGCCGCTCTAGCTAACGCGAGCGTATGGAGTACGTACAGTTTTCCGCCGCCAACAATTACGGCTAACTCTGTAGTCATTGCACCTAACGATCCCTACATAACACCGACTAATGATACAAATTTAGGCATCTCTCCTATGGCTAATTTTAAGATTATTTTTAACGTACCGCTTTTAGATAATCAAGGCAATCTGAACGGTATTGAAACTTTTGCCGTAGCGGTGTTTAACAAGTTAGCGGCCTCAACAATCGTAATGAATATTGCAGCTATGAGTGCGCCCTCTGTATTAGATGTACCGAGCGGCACACTTTTAACCGCATCTTTTGACATCCAAATACTAACGAGCTGGAGTTAAGCATGAGCCTAACAGACGAGGATATCGCCTTTCTTATCAAGATAGGACAGATTACCGAAGCACCAAAAAAAGAAACTAAAACAAAAGACACACCAACAGATAACAACGAGGAGTAAATAAATGGCCGTATATATGACCAATGGTGTCGTGGTAACTCTTAACTCTGTAGTACTGAGCGATCACGTCACTAGCGCAACGATTAACCGTATTTTTGAGGAGCTTGAGGTCACGGCCATGGGCGACTCATCTAGAAAATATACAAAAGGTTTGGAGACTAGCACCGTGGCGCTGGACTTCCTATCCGATACAGCGGCATCTAACGTAAACGCAACTCTGCAAGCAGCATGGGGTACAACTGTAACTCTAACGCTAAAGCAGACAAGCGCAGCCGTATCAGCTACTAACCCTTTGTATAGCACTACAGTCCTTGTAAATAACACTACAGATATTAACGGCGCTGTCGGAGATATTGCATCTCAGTCAATTACCTTTACCTGTAACTCACCAATCGTAATTACTACTAGCTGATAAAAAAGAAAAGGGGCTAACAAATGGCACGACTCAAAATAACAAGGGCAAGCGGTGAAGTAAGCGAGCATCAAATCTCGCCGAAAATTGAGTACGCCTTTGAGTTATATGCAAAAAAAGGTTTTCACAAAGCCTTTAGAGATGATGAGAAGCAATCGGATGTGTACTGGTTAGCGTGGGAGTGCTTACGCACGAGCGGCGAAACAGTACCGATGTTTGGTAGTGAGTTTTTAGATACCTTGGCTAAGGTCGAGGTACTGGACGATCTGCCTTTAGCTTAGGGCGCGGCACCGTAACCTATTTAATAGCACAACTAGCAATTAGGTTACAGGTCGCGCCTCAAGCAATACTCGATTTAGATACAGAGATGTTTAAGATGTTAATACAAGTGCTTAACGAGCAAGCTAAGGAGTCGGAAAATGCCAGTAAGAATATCCGGCGTACGCGAAACCGTTAAAGCATTACGTAAGTTTGATCCGGATTTACTTAAGGCGATGAACGCTGAGATCCGCGCCGTTATGGTTCCTCTCCGTGATAAGGCTCGAGGATATGCACCCTCACCTCAGCCAGATAATCTTTACGCTTGGGCCGAGGGATCATCGGGCGGCAAGATCACAGCTCGTAACTCATCCTTTAGGACTTTTAATACTGAGGGACGTTTACGTTTATTTCCTTTGTACTCGCACGATCAAGCTGTTAAAGGTATTTATTACTCTCAGGCTCCAAGCAAAAGAAACCGTAACGGATGGCAAGCTCTTTACTATGTAGCCAATAGATCAGCGGCCGGATCTATTTATGAGACAGCCGGACGAGCTACAGAGCCATCCAACAGAGGCTATCGCTCAAATAATCCCGGTGCTGGTGCACACTTTGTTAGCCGTATGGGGCCTCTCTATGGTGACAAGCAAGCAGAGCGCGGTCGCATGATCTTTAGAGCGTGGAAAGAGGACAGAGGTAAGGCTCAAGATGCTGTAGTCATGGCTCTCAATAAAACTATCAGCGCCTTTAACCGTAGCGGATTTGGTAAGGCTGCATAATGGCACTTCCTAATTTAGTCGTCTCGGCCGTAGCCGAGTGGAACGGTAAAGCTCTAACAGCTGGCACAAAACAAATTAACGGATTTTCCAAAAGTGTAAAAGGTTTAGGCCGAGTACTCGGAGTTACCTTTAGTGCCGCTGCCATATTGGGTTACTCTAAAAAATCGGTAGCGGCTTTTGGCGAGCAGATCGCAGAGGCTAAGCGCCTTGAGACAGCTTTACGTAACCTTGGGTTTTCTTTTGCTACAGCCGAAGCTGAGGCCTATTTAGATACCGTTGAAAAAGTCACCGGAATAAATCGAGATCAATTACAGCCGGCTTTTATTCAGTTAGCGCAGGTAACACGCTCTACTACTTTTGCCCAGTCGATGCTAAACACCGCTTTAGATGTAAGCGCCGGTACAGGTATGGATCTGACCTCGGCTACAAAAATATTAAGCCAAGCGTATGTAGGTAATTACAAAGGTCTAAGCCAATTAAACCTAGGTTATACAAAGGCACAATTATCCTCTAAGTCATATTTAGAGATCGAGAAACTGATCGCTACTCAGTACGCCGGACAGTCTAAAAACGCGGCAGACTCCTACGAGGGCTCATTGGCTAAACTCAAGATCGCAGCTGAGCAAGCAAGCGAACAAATAGGCCAAGGCCTTGTATCCGCCTTATCTGTATCTAGCGGTGGCTTTGATAAATTGATCGACAAAGTAGATAATTTTGGCGACTCTATTAACGGTCTTATTACTAATATCGCCTACCTCAGCAAGGATCTAAAAGATCTTTTCGCTGGCATACCGGGCGCTGGAGTCTTAGACAATGCCGCGCAAGGATTAAAGAATTATATTGGCACTTTTTCTATTGGCAATATACGTAAGTTAGTGGATGAATTAAAGGGTCGAGGCGGAGGTTTCCCTCAGGGCTTGCCTAGCGATCTTGTAAACTTTAGAGCTAATGCTGAAAAGGCTAAGAAAGATGCAGAAGCCTTAAAGATACAAAAGCAATTAGCGGCACTACAAAAAAAAGCCGCTCTCGCAGAAAAAAATAAACTTTCGTTATCTAAGGCCGCTGCCGTATTTGATACTAACCGCATTTCTATAGCAGCTGCACTACAGGCAACGTATGACAAAGAGACACGTTTACGCCTTGAGGCCCTTATGGCTATTGAGGATGAGGATGGCGCTACAGCTCTTGCTCGTATCGGTGAGCTTGCAGCTTTCCAAAAAAATGCAGACTTACAAAAACTAGCCGGCGTCAAAACTATTAGCTCTGCAACCCTTGAAGCTATTAACACTCAATTACTTACAGAGTTAGCGGCTATAAACTCAAGCAAGATGGCCGAGGCAGATAAAGAGATAGCTCGTAATGCGGCTTTTGGTAAATACAACGCGGCTATTCTTGCAGCCGGTGAGTTAGCGGACAAGGCTAGTTATAACGAGCGTGTACAGGTACAACTCACAGAGATCGCTCGCTTGGCCTCTCTCAGCAACACTACTAACGCTGCAATTACAGCTACAAACCTACGCGAGCAAGCCGAGTTAAATATGATCGATCGCATAGCCAAGGCTCAAAAGGCGGCCGATGATGCGCGTTATGCAGCTCTTAAGGCTTACATAGAATTACTTAACGGTGCCGGTGGATCTAAGGCAGGTGCCTCATCTATCTCTAGCGGTATCAGCACTCCGGCCAATCAACAGATCGAGGACATACTTAATCTTAAAAAGATAGCGACTCCGGGATCTCAGGCAGACTTTAGATTATCTGAAAGCCTTGGAAATTTAACTATGTTTGACTCACCGAGCATCCCTAAACAGTACGGACCCGGTGCCTACGATCGCGACATAATCTTTAATATTAATGCCGGTGTAATCGGTAGCGAGGATACGATCGTGAGCGCGGTGCAAGATGCGATCCTTACGATCAACCGTAGAGGCGACTCAATCACTACGGCAGGTGCGCTATGACAGTCCCTACAATTAACGCGGTTATTAACTTTTCTACAGGTCCGGCTTTTGCTCAGGCCATGATCTTAGATAGCGGCATCCTAGGTACTAACGTGCTTGCAGACTCGGCAGCTCTTATCGTGGATGTATCTGATCAAGTAGACGGTATTACAACGACAAGAGGCCGTAACGCTCAAGCCGATCTATTTCAGACAGGTACTTTAACTTT